ACAAAACGCCCGAGTTTCAAAAAAACTATATGCGTTTGAAAGTGATTAACGAACGGCTCTACGAACTAACAGGAAAGTTTTGTTATAAGCCGAGGCGCTAAATTTCAAAGTGTGGGAGGTCGCGAAATCTTTTCCAATCGCCTCCCCACTTTATTAAGCCGTTGAAATTGGCTTTTACGATAGCGGCGAATTTGGTAAATAATTCAGGCCGCCAATCTAGTTCGCCATCCGAATTTTTAAAGGCGATGTCGAAAGCCTGAGCGGGCTTTACGTTATGTTTTCCACCGTCTTTTATGTAGGTTACAATTTTACCGCCAGTTGTACGCCCTTTGGCAAATAAAATTCGTTGTTCTTCATTACTGCGAAACGTACACGTTAAAAAGGGTTGGGGGTCTGCTGGGTACATTGCGCGAAATTCGTGAGCGCCCAGCGTGTAAGCTCGTTGAAGTCTGTAATCTAAATCAGTTATTTTTCGGCTTGCCATTTTCGTAAAGTTTCGTCCTTCATTCGAGAGCCCCGAGAGCTCCCAACGTAATAAGCAAAAATGGAGGTTCCAATCGAAAGGACTGAGCCAAAAGTCATATCGGCTAACCGTTGGTTTTCTATTGGAATTACGATAAAGATTAACGACAAAACCACCCCAACCAAAAGGCTCAGCCCTATAATAACAACAGCGGCGAAAAGCCAGTCACGTTTTCCCGTGGCATTCAGAAACGCCGCCTCCCTTTCGCGGGCGCTTTTGCGATCGTCCACCTCAGCCCGATAATATTCGAGCTCTGTTTCTAAATCGAGACGCGTCATTTCGAGTTCAAAGTTCCATCGAGCTTTTTCGAACTCGAGCGCGAGCGCGTTATGCTCGTCGCTTTTATGCTTTTGGCCGTTAATCCACGCGCCCACCGTCTCAAGGGCTTGAATTCCCGTAATATCGCCCGCTATTTCGAGGATATCGCCCGCGACGGGTTTCACTTTATCCCGAATAAATACGCCGAATTTTGAGCCTTTAATTCGCTCACCCACGGGTTTTTTATTTTGGTTCTTTTTGCTCACTTTTTAGGCATGAAAAACGAGAGCACTCCCGTAAAAATCTTTTTGTAATTATTCATTACATAAAGGAAAAGTTTTTCCCCCATTAGAGTAGCCATTGGAACGGCCCAGCTGGCTTCCTGAGTGTGCCCATTATTCTCACAATAAACAGAGGTCAAGTAACCCGAAAAAATGGAAAGTCCAATTACGGCAATCCACTGAATAACGGTGATAGTTCTTTTCATGTAAAGTTCGTACGATATTTTTCCTAGCACCCCGATAAAAATTCCGAAAACCCAGTTATTGAGATCGCTTAGAAAGTGAGTTAAATAATTGAAAAGGTTCATTTTTTAGTTTTCGTTTTAGATAGTAAAAGTTTTTCGTACCGCTTGAGCGCTTCGAGTTGCTCTTTCTTTTTCTCTTTTAAACTTTTCATGGTATTTGGCTTAGTCTTCTATCGCCATAAGTACGGCTCGAGGCTGTATTTCCCGACGAAAAAATATAAGTGTTGGAACCTTTTTGAATTCCTATCGGGCAACGTTGCGGCCAAACGTTATTCGAATACTCAGGGAATAAAGCCGAGTTAGCACACAAATAATCGACCATTAAACCCGTATAATGCTCGGCGTTTTGTTGCCACTTATTCAGTTGGTCTTTAAACACTACGTCGGGCACGGGTTGAGAATCCTCAGAGGTTCTTTGAACCATTGTAGCGTTATCGATTTTATATGTTAACGCTGGCGCCGCCTCGACCATTGCCCACCATAAAACCACGCGCCGCGCGTAATCGTCAACGAGGGTTAAATAATCGCCCGCTAGCGTATTATTTGCCACGTCGTTTTTAATCTTTTCGTAAAGGTTAGTCCCGAGATATGGCGCGAGGAATTTATCTTGAGCCAAATAAATCGAGGGATATAACAAGTTAGGGTCAACCGCCCCGTTGACGTTTGTATATTTTTTAATATACACTTCAGATATTAAAAGTATTTCAGCCATTATCTTCTATAATTTTTTCCGTCCTTTCCATAAACGGGGTTTGTTTCTAAAAATCCATTGTAATCCATGTCAATAGGCAATAACGCAACAAGCTCAGGATTTTTCACCGTGTAACCCATTCGCGCTGCCTTTGCTACTGCGATTCTTTGAGCATCCTTTGCGAGCGGGTTAATACCTTTCGCATTTAGATAAATCTCCTTTTGGAAGTAATGGTAACAATTGCCTCCGCCTTTGTAGAACCAAATCGAGTAATAATCCGAACCATTCGGACCCCAACCGCGGTTAACCGCTTTGTCCTCCATTGCCTCAATATCCTCTTTCCTGTAAAGTTTGTCGGCGCTAATCATTTTTTTACAAAATTCGCGCTCAGGCGATTTACTACCCGCGTATCGGTAACGCGTCATGAATGTAACACCCGCGTAATTCGTTTCGTCTTGATCGCTGGGCATCATTGGCCGCGCGCTTCCCGTTGAGGCTAATTCGTGAGCCTCGATTTTTACCAACTCTTCATTCTCAGAATCGTCGTTTTCGTAATCAACTTCGTAACTATCAATTAAAATATAACCCGAGGGCGGGTCGGTTCCGAGGGCTATCAGCTCCTCGGCGATATCCGAACCCAACTCCTCGAGCTCGTTAGTTTCACGGGCGCAACAAATGGCCTTTTTTTTTTCAACCTCGAGAGCCTGAGTAACGGGGGCCGCTGGCGCTGGCTCAACCTTTACAGGCGGCGTTAACATGAGCGGCGAATTTGGTATAACGGTAATCGTTAAATTAGGCATTTCGTAGCTCAATATTTCCTCAAGGCCCGAGGATAGTTTTCTTTGAGCGGGTTCCACAACCTGATTTGTAAAAATCTCAAGGCCGACCGCCATTTCATCTTTGTTCGAACCAAATCCCCCCCCAACGTCACGAATACCAAATAATAAAGGAGTTACCACGCGGTGAGCGACCATTATTAGGGACGTGCTCTCCTTACTTAAAAACTCATATTGTTTATCAGCATCTGAAAGGGGGAACGTTGTTATTTCAGGTTTGGGCGTGTCGCGCTCGTTGAAAGTCATTATAAACTTTCCCGCGTTTCTCGCGCCCGTTAATTCCCTTTCCCAATCCCTTTTCATATCCCTTTGTTGCTCAGGGTCGGGGGCGCCTTGAAATAAGCTAACTATCATTGAAGGGCTGAGCCCGTTCATTATATTATTTACGTGGTAAACGCTAATTTCCTTCGCCAGCTCTATTGAGTTAATAGCCGAATAATAGTCAGGGCGCGGGTAAATATTAGCGCCACAATAGGCGAACTTGTAAAAGATTTGTCGCGGCTCCTCGGCGTTATTCGTTGGATTATAAACGGGCGAAAATTCGGGTTTGTTCTTTTTCTTGCGAGTATTCGCCCAATCATTCGAATGATAAACCCCAACTATCTCCTCCTCCTCACCTGTTACCGCTATTCGGCACTCCTCGAATGGCAAATGGCGAATTTTAGCAATTGAAAGGCGATCAACCGAATAAATTACCTCGATGTAATAACCTCCGAATTTTTTATAGTCATGAGCACAACCATAAAAGACGTCATAAGCGCTCAGAGCCTCCAAACGGCCGTTATATTGCCCAGCCTCGAGGCGTTTGCCCGCGAACATATCGCCGATAGAAACGCACAAAGAACCGTGAACGGCGCCCGTAGCGGCTAATTCTGCGAGATATTGCGGAAATAAATTATCGACCCCGTAATTTACCCAGCCTGAGCGGTCGAGTTTCTCGGCTGAGCTCCTAACCGTGTAATCGGCTAGGGAAATTCGTTTAACGTTATGGGTTTCCATTGTATATAATATCGTCGTTAATGGTTATATTGGGTACATCGTAATAAATCGTCGAGCTCTTTAAATCGAGCCAACCTATTCGGCAAAGGCCAACGACCGCCGCGTTAGTTGGGTTCAAATTTACGGCCGAATTTTGCCCGTAAATCTCATAGCGATAACGGCCAGGAAGGGTCAAACCGACCGTTGTTACCGTTAATTGTGTTATTCGTTGGTTTTCGTTTACAATAGTGGCCACTTGAGCCAATTCCTCGCCCGCCGTGCTATTCTCCTCGTGAATTAAAATCAAAAGGTAATGAGTGAACGCGGTCGCGAAATATTGACGCGATTCGTTCAAACTTAAATAGAGCGTTTGGGCCGCTTGATTTGTATTTAGATAAACCATATTTTTATAAAAAAGGGGCGAGGTTTAACGCCCGCCCCCGTTTTTAAATGTATAACCCTTTTAACGATATTATTGAACGACTGCGATTCCTGCAAAGTTATCGAAAGGAACGGCAGTAAAAGGCTCAAGGAAATCGGGTTGACCTGGCTCTTGAGCGTTGAGGGTTATTTGATAACCATTCAAATCGCCTTTCGCTTTTCCTGACTGATAAGAACCCGTAGTTAAAAAAGCCCCATCGGTACGGCCAACGCAGACGATTTGATCGTCGTAAAGTTGAACGAAAACGATGAGTTTCGCTTTGCTCATTTGCTCGAGTTCTTTTTTCTTATCATTATCGAGCTTTCCCAAAGTAAGCTCGACCGTTTGATCGTAGTAAAGCGTTCCATTTTCGAGGTTCGCAGTAGGTACAACGGTAACAGCGCCCGTGTTTCGGTTTGGCTGATATTGGAAAACATCAAC